CGAACGCGCGCTGAACACTCCAGGTAGTAGGATCCTTATAGGAGTGAGATACTAGGTTGCGTGAATAATCCTACAATGGCTTTCCGCAAACGTAGTACACGCGCCAAGCGCTATCAAAGAAAATTTAAAAGAGTAAAGCGTATGAGACGAAGAGTCATGAAAAAGAGGCGCTTTACTAAAACAACACGGAGAATCCGTAAAGTAAGGCCGGTTAGAAAAAACATGAAATCAGAGAGTAGGCGTCAAAACTACGGACGTTTTACCATTCAAATTGACATGGGCGATGTCCCAGTACAAGACACGGGAGATAAACATCTAGAATTCAGAAACTTCAACGCAAAAGACCTATTGAACCGACAACCTGAACTCTCACGCTTTTTATACGTACGAGTCAAGAAAGCGACACTTCGTTGGACCCTAAAAAAGTTTGACAAAAATGCCTATAGGTTCGAAAGAAATCGAACTGGCTCTTATATGGCTCAAATTGCTGACACTTCTGATGGAACTAATATTTCATATTTCCCTGATGCTCATTTACAAAAATGGGTAAACCCGGCTTCAGAAACACAAAATGCCCTTTTCAACTTTAATTTTAACCTGGACACTTTTTCAGCAAATTGCGAATATTCGAAACTACACAGTGCTTATGGAGGTTTACGAACATTCAAACCATACGTGGGAGAAGTCGCAACTAGTATGTTTACAAACATAACTAACGTGGACAATAACGAATTGTCGACAACTGGCAGAGTATATAAAAACTACAAGGCATGGCACGCATTAGGAGCACAACATGCAGCAGGTTGGATGAATGACATCCGATTAATTCTACCAGAAGTATCTCGGAATATTTACGTTGATAATGTATATGACGCGGAAGGTACCACATTACAACAAGTCATACAAAAAAACGTCATTCAAGGACTACCATTCTACAAAATTACATTAATGGTCGAAGTAGAATGCAGAGGAAATGGTATGCCAGGACCAAACTATGACGCCCCACCGACCTTACTAAAGAGCGCAAAGCGTAGACGACCTGATTTAGATGAAACAGAGACGGAAAAAGAAAATTCAAAGATCCAGAAACTAATAGAAAAGACAGAGATTGACATGAAACCCGACATGACAGGACTAAAAGACCACATTGTATCTGCAATTACTAATAGTAACCCTTTAATTGCAGCAGTTGCATCTGTCGCAGGAATAAGAAATAACATTATTAGAGATGAAATAAAATAATTTATTGCAAATCAAAATTAGCATTTTCAATCATTTCAAATAAATCGTCAAAATTAGTATCTTGGGAAAGGGCTTCCACTATTTCATCTTCTGAGATTTGTAGTTCAGGGAGATCCTCTTCTGGTTGGTTTTCAACTGGTATGAGATCAGTAAAGTGTTCTCCCGCCATACGGCGGTAGTCATCCAGATCCACAATTTGCCAACGATCATAAGTAAGCAAATGCTTAGAATCGTGTAGAGCATGGTTGGTAAGGACAAGAATCTTGACAGAATATCCGAGCCAAAACATGTCCGAATCATATTTGCCAGAAGAGACGCAACCATCTTTAAGTTCTTCAAAGATATCCCAAGCAAAGTATTGAGGTTGTTTGTTGCGAGCATAATCAAAAATGGCAAACTTATAATCACCCTTAGAAAAAGCGTGAATTATATCGTGCGCCTTCCCTCCGCGACAGTAGAAGACTGAATTTCCATGCGTGTTTCGAATAAACTTCGCAAGTTGAGACTTGCCTGAATTACCCTTTTTATCTTGGACAAAAAGGATACGACGATCCGTCTGTTTCATCAACTTCTCGTAAACTTCTTTCTGCCAAGGCCGAAGTGAAGTAACCTGGGGTGGATGACAATTGGCGCGCTTGTTCGCAGTTGTTATTTGTTTGAGCTGATTGTAAAATCGAACCGTTGACTCCGGGCAAACTTGAGCGCATTCGTCCAAGTTGGTCGCCTGGAGAAGTCGTGAATATAGATCCAGGTTCGATCCAGGCTTTCCTAGCTCCAGAAATACATTCTCCTTCGCACAATAATCTCGGGATTGATCGTCCGTACCAAAGGCAGATTCCATATGAGCTCGAGCGAGAGCAGGGATCAGTGACCTCCACTTCGTAAGTGTCCCATCTCTTGCCTTCAAAAATGAATGGTGGAAGTGGATGAAGCCTTGCAAATGCGGCGTACCGTTTGCACCAACTTCTTTGCCGATGATACAATAATCGATGTTCTTCGAGAGTTTGTTCAAGAGATCCACTAGACTTTGACATTCTTCTTCTGTATAATTATTCAAAGTAAAACAAACACGATTAGAACGGACGATGTTCCTCTTAGGAGGCATTGCTAAAGACTGATAACAAAATAACAAAAAACATTAGTTTATATATGCGCCGTGCCGCCGCACCATTGAGGGGGCGCTGCCCCCTCACCCCCGCAGCTGACGCTGAGTCGTCCTCGTGCGCTCCCCACGCATTCGCGTGGGGCCCCTAACGCGCACATCGCTAATAAACATATTGTCTATTCGCGGACGAGTAAAGAAGCGCGCCGAGCTAACGCTCGCGTAAGTACAGCACCCGCACTCGCTTCGCTCGTACGACCGCGCTTCGCGCAGGTCGTAAGCGGCAAAGCCACGCAAAGATCGGTTAATAAGAGAGAGAGAGAGAGGCTGTGGTAATACTGGAATGCCACAGCCTCTCACCTTCGGCGCGCGCAAGCGCGAACGCGCGCTGAACACTCCAGGTAGTAGGATCCTTATAGGAGTGAGATACTAGGTTGCGTGAATAATCCTACAATGGCTTTCCGCAAACGTAGTACACGCGCCAAGCGCTATCAAAGAA